TGACCGCAGGCTATCCCGTTGGCTTGCATCGCGCCCCGGTGCGCGCGGACAGGTGCGCGAGCTGTGCAGGGAGATTGCCAACTTGATAAAGGAGACAAAGTCAGGTGGGATGGTTGATATAAGGGAGGCGGCATGAGCACGCAGCAGACAGAGCAGATACCGGCAGCGGCCATCATGGCGGAGCTGCAATACCTGCGCGAGACAATCGCGCAGCTGTGCAGCGTCAACGGAGTTCGCCTGACGCGCGAGCAGGTGTGCGATCGCCCGAGCCGGGGTCGCAAACGACGCATTGGAGCCGTTTTTTGGACGTTTCGGGGGATTTTTGCGTGGCGCGGTGCGCTCTTTGCTGGCGCCTATTTTCGCACGGCGCGCATCGCCTCTATTGCCGGCGCTTAGCGCGGCCAGGCGCGTTGCAGCATTAGGGAGTCGGCTGCGTGGGCGTCAGCTGCTCGCGCCATTGCTGCACCAGCTCGCTCCAAGTCTGCAAATACGGCCTCGATGGCTGCGGCTCTAGTGGTGGCGGCATCGGTGGCGGCGCTGGGCACGGCACCACAGCTACGGATGGTGTTGAGGGCTGTTGCGAGGTTGACGCGCAAGCGGTCACGCTCAGCGCTAAGGCGATCCAAAGCAGCCTGGTCGCGCTGCGCAGCCTGCGCGCGCTCGGTTTGGGCGGTGTTGATGGCATGGGACTGTTCCTGTTGATGTTGCTGATTGGCCTGCATGGCGGCGTTCGCAGCGGCGAGCTGGGCCTGCTTTTCTTCGGCCCACTGCGCCTGCACTTCGGCACGGCCTTGGGCCACGCCCTGCTCGTGGGCGGCGGTGACGGCGCGGTGGTGCGCGAACCATAGCGCCAGGGCTGCGGCAATCGTGGCGATGAGGATGGCGGCGGTGCGTGTCAAGGTGCGTCCTCCATAGCCACATACCGACCACGCCGCACGATCATGATGTTGCGCACGTACTCGCGGTTGATGGCAAAAAAGCTGCGCCCATAGCCTGCGGCAGCGGTGCGCGACTTGGTGCTGTGCAGCTCTACGTGGCCCCACCATCGGCTGGGGTCGCACCCGCGCACCTGCGCACACAAGCGGCGGTCATTGCGCACGCCACCAAGCCCTCCGTTGTAGGCGCTCAGCGCCATCGCCAGGCGCTCTTGCGCATCCGGCACGGCGCTCTCCAGGCTGCGGTAGGCGCTGCGATCCATGAGAACCATGGTGCGTAGCTGCCGCCTCGGGTCGTAGCGGTCAGACCATTGCCAATCACGCAGGCTTTCGTGCAGGCCGCGGGCGGCTGCGAAGTTGTCGAATTTGGAAGTGACGGTGAGCTGCCCCAAGCCGAATCCATACTCGCGCTGCGTTTTGAGCTCCGCGCGCGGGCTCCAGCATTTGGGAGACGATAGACTAGCGCATGTCTCCTGCTCCACCTGCGCCGCAAGTGCGCTCGGTATGGGGGCGCTTGGCCAGTGTGTGCGCTGCTCCTGTTGCAACATGGGCAGGTACTGCTGCGCGCGCTGAGCTGTTTGTGGTGGCAGTTCTTGACCGTTGGCAGAGCGCATGGCAAAGGCGAGGAAAAGTGCTCCGGTGAGGATCGCCAGGCCAAGGAACACAAGGCCAGCGCCAGTGTTGCCATCCATCGCCTCGCGGTACGCATCTTTTGACCTTGCCTGGTCAAAAAACGCCCGGCGCAGCAGGTACACCGGGCCTGCGGCCACCACCATCCACGCGAGCCACTGCAGGCGCGCAACGGTGTCTGCGCCTCCGTCAGGGTCTGTCGCCCAATACCACCCAATGACAGCGACAGCGGAAAGCCAAAATGCCAGCAGGCGAATATGTTTGCTCATTTCGCGCCTCCTTTTTGCGCCTCAATACGCGCCAGGCGCTCGGCAACAATGGAATCGACCCGGTGCAGGTCTTTGATCTCTGACGCAACCCACCCAGCGCCTGCGTAGGCCATGAGCTGCGCGGCGCCAAGCAGCCACGCGATCACGCGCCATGCGCCGAGGGCGCGGGATTGGGCGTCTGCGTCCGCTGCGGCTTTGGCCTCGTAGCGCGTCAGGTGATCTTCCAGCTTGTCGCCAATCTCGCGCGTGAGCGAGGTGTTTGCGCTCAAGGTGCTAGAGATTTTTGACAGCACGAGCAGCATGGCGCGGGTGCGTGGGTCTGCCTCGCTGCGGATGAGCCCATCTATCTCATTTTGGGCAATATCTTCGGGGGTCATTGGTGCTCCTATACTGTTATGTCTTCGGGCGTCAGCGATGGAGCCTCTCCGTCGATCTTGTCGCCCCGCACGTATGCGCTGCTGCCCGCCGATATGCCAATTGGGTTGCGCACGCGCTGGGTGCGTTCCGAGCGAAAATCTGGTCGAAGGCGGCGCCCTGCTCTATCTTGATGGGGGCTTTGTGTGCAGACATGCCGGAAGTGTTACCGCTGCCTTCTCAAGCGTCGAGCCCTATGCTGGGCTGCTTGCGATCAGCCGATACTTACGAGTGGCGACACAGCACCTGAGACGTCCCCGCCGTAGCTGTAGCCTATGCTCATCGATGCCGACCCACTGATGCCAGCAGACGTGTGCATCATTCCGTAGGCACTCGATGTGAGCTGCGCGTACACCTGCGTCCCGGCCTTGGCCGCTTCCAAGCGTGCATTGTTGGCTTGGATAGCAAAGTCGCCGTTGATCTTTGCAGTCTGCATGGCGATGTTCTGGCTGGCTTCGTACTGCTTGATGCCAGATTCCCACACCCTGGCCTGCATGGCCGCCTGCGACTCGATTGCTGCGGCGCTTGCTTTGTACCCGGAAAGCAGCGCTTCGGACTGGACGCCAAGGGCAGTGATACGGCTGCGCTCGGCCTCGACTTTTGCCGCGAATCCGCGCCACTGCGCTTCTTTGGCCTGCGCAAGCGCGCTGTAGCGACTCACCTCTGCACGAGCCCTGTCCGCTTGAGCCCCTGCTTTGGCACTAAACGCCTGGGCCTTTACTCGGTACACATCAACTTTTGTAGCTTCCGCCTGAACGCCAGCCTTGTAGGCTTCGACCTTTGCCGTCTCTGCGTTGACCTGTGCCACGTAAGCCTTAATCTGCTCGCCAGCCGCGCCGATCTTGGCCTGCTCAAGCTGCACAAGCGTGTTTGCCGCTCCGACTTGGGCCTTGTAGATTTCGACCTTGGACAAGCCCGCCTCGATCTGCGCCTTATACTGCTGCACCAGCGAGTTATTGATTTCAGCTTTGGACTGTTCGCCCTGCAGTTGCGCCTTATAGACCTCGACTTTCGACAATTCCGCGTCGATGATCGTCTTGTAGGCTGCCGCGTAGGTGTTGTAAGCGGCAATCAATGCCTTGAACTGCTCAACTTGCGCGTTGTATGCCTGAATGGCGTTGTCCGCTGCCGTCTTGGCCGCCTCAAAAGTCAACTGCTCCAGCTTGAGGCTGTAGTCTATCAACTGACCTTCGAGCTGCATGCCCTGGGTGATGGTCTGCTTTAGGTTCTCCTGCTCCAGCTCGGCCTGCTTGATGCTAATGTCGCGCGACAGGCTGCTCAACTTGTCGTAGTAGGTTTGCTGCGCCTCGCGCAGTTGGGCAGCGAGCACTCCAGGCGGCAGCTGGAAGCCAAGCGCTTCTGCGCCGCGCATCACCTCGGCCTCATTGGCAAGTCCGATCTGTGTCTCTCGGTCGCGTGCTCGATCCCACAGCGCCTGCTCCACGGCGGGCTCCAAACCCGTACCGCCCTTGATGCGCTCGTTCAGTACCGCCTTCAAGTTGGCTAGCAGTTCGGATGCGTATTCAGGGCCGCGCGTGTATTGGAACGACGTAGGCTCCACTAGACTCAGCGTAGGTATGTCCTGGAGCTTGTCCAGGTAGTCTGCGTGTATATCCACACCAGCAAACGTCGGCGTGCTCAGGCTCAGGTATGTTGGCAGCGGCACAGCGTCAAGCGTCGGGGCGTTCGGCAGTTCCACGGCGCCAATAGTAGGGATGTCCGGTGCTGCACCGTAGTTCAGCGTCGGCGCATCCGGCAGGTTCAGCGACGGCGCCTGCTCGGTGAAGTCGTCAATGCTAATTGACGGTTCTGCCAATTCCCACTCGCCAGGTGCCGTCGGAGCAGTGAACGATATATCCGGCATCGTCGGGGCGTCCGGCATAATTGGCAGCTCCGGAGCGGCCAAACTCTGCCACGTCACACTGATGGTTGGGGGTGCGTAGATACTTCCAGCTAAGGCACTGGTAAATCCATTGAGTTGACTTTGCGCGCTATTTGCATAGTTTTGCGCCAGTGTGAACGACTGATTGACAAGCTCTGCAGCGGATGCCATGACTTAGACCCTCCTGGTATTTGATTCGGTGACCAGCACCTCGATGCGGTCGAGTTGGAATGCTGCGCCGTCGGTGTTGCTGTAACCGAATGCCAGATAGTTCTCGCGGATTCCCTTTCCAGGCACTGCCCGTGACTCACCCGCGCCTCTCACCGGGAACGGATAGCTGTAGCTTGCGTTCTCTCCGAACACGGTCATGGTGCTAATGCCGCTGCCCTTGAGAGAGAAATACACAACCTGGGCAACCTTCTTGAGTGAGCTGCCAAACAGTTGCTTGCCAGTGGCGACCTCAGCGACGATCGGCAGGCCGGCGTCAGTGTCGCCGCCAAGGGAGAACAGACCAGTTGCAGAGCCAGCCAGCGTTGGCGTGATGGACTGGAATCCGAACCTGTTGTACTCGGAGACGGCGCCAGTCAGGGTGTTCATGGCTATGGTATTGGGCATGATGGTCTTACACCAGAGTTGGGTTGTATAAGTTGAGCCCGACTATGATCTTTGCGTCGTCGTTTCCGGAACCATAGACCTCTGTGATATTGTCGTCGGCTGCTTTGTGCTCTGCCTCCAGCCACGCATTGAGCAGAGGGTAAAAATCCGTTGTCCCGGACGAGTTGCCTACGATCATTGTTGTCTTCTGAGTGTATTTCCCACCGTCCGCTGTTGCATGCACTGCGACGTAGGCAAAAAAGCTGCGGGTGCGTGGGTCGTATGCAAGCACCTGGGCCGCTGGCTGGCGGTAATTTGGTTGGTTCCATTTGCTATTACCGAGAAACGGCGTGTCGGACATTGCGCGGATTGGCACATAGACCTTTGGCGGCAGTCCTTCCGGCATATCTCCGAACGGCCCTCCATAAAGGCTTGCTGTATCTACAAGTTCATCTCTGTCCACACTGACGGTCTTCGAAAACACAGAAATAGTCGGAGGCGTGTCTCCGACCTTGTAGGGATAAAACCCGTGGCTTTGGCCGTCGAATGGCTGATGCGGGAAAGGTTGTATCTCTGGTACGCCCGGCGGGGGACTGAGTTTGAGAAACTCGCCCGATCTCTGCTTAACCAAATCGTCGCTGTATGACAGGAACTTTGCACCAACCTTCTGGACTCTTGGCCACCATATGACCGGCGGGTCGAACGCGGCGTACATATTGTCCCAAAGCACGGTTTGTTGTGTGCCTCCAGGCTGGTTTATTGCGACGCGCAGTATGGGGTCGCTGAATGTTGCTTCCGAGATCGGCGCGCTACCGGCTGGGTCTGGTGTCTGGTCTAGCACCAGGTCGTAGCTGAGCTCGATCTCCATGTCGCACTCACCATAATACCCGTCTGCAACAGAGAAACTGAACTTTTGTGGCTTCCTGTGCCCTTGGAACATGACCTCGCTCAGCAGTGCTGGGCCGCTGTTTTCGTCCTTGTAGAACGAAGCTGTCTTTGTCACACCGTCCACCGAGATGGTCTCGGTTTCGGACTGGCGGACACTCAGCACAAATGCACTGCGATCCAGTGTGTAGTAGGTGGTTCCCCAGGTTAGTCGGGTCGTCAGTTTTTCGACGCAGGTGATATTTCCTCCCTCCGGGAATGGAGGACGAGCATCCAATACCTCTTGGGGCCATGCCTGTGATAGATCATCGTGCGGACTCGTGTCCAAGTACGGCATGTTCTCTGGGGTCATGTTGTTTGGCACCTGTAGCTCCAGGACATTGCCGTAGGCGGCAGTGGATAACACCAAGGATACGTCGATCAACCTAGTGTGTCGCGTAACAGGCGTGCCGTTTTTGGCGTACACCATGTCCGATGTGTAGGTGTAACTAGCCACGTCCCATACAAAAAGCCCGTAGAGTGTCTCCGAGCCAGAGAGCCGCTGCGAGAGTGTGTACGTGCCAGTGATCGAGATGGACACCGGAGGAGCAGGCGGTATCTCTAGAATCTTCGTGTCGATGGTGCATGACACGTCATTCTGGAGGTCTTTTATTCGTTTTGGTACGGTGACAACCACAGTGGTGTCATAGCGCTTGATGCCTGTCGGTGGCGCCTCGCTTACTTGCGGTAGTGTTCTGGCCCACTCTGCTGTGCGTATCGTGAATTCTGATTTTTGCTCCACCCCAGGCAATTTCCGCCAGGTCATCACGAAGTGTTGTTCGCGACTGTTTGGGATGGCAACATTGGATGCCAGCTCGGCCCAACCACCGATGACACCCCTTTTCACGGTCGTGGCCCACACGCGAAGTAGTGCTACTCCTGGCTCGGTATATTCGAATGCGCCAAAGACCAACAAGCCTTCGAGCTGATTTTCCTTCCAGTTGTATGGTACATCGAACCCAAGACTGAACACAAATCCGGGAAATGACATGGACTCGCCCGCTTCTATCGGCAAGGGGAACGGCAGCTTTTTTCCACACAGGTAGAACGCTTGTGTTTCCGCTAATGACCCAAAGTCCACAGATATAAGGTTTCGTGGGACTACCTTATTTCCGTCCTCACTCTGCCCAAAATTCACGTCGAGGTGTGTACCACGCTCCACTTTTGCGCGGCGTATCTTTACCGTTCCGTCTTTTATAGCGTTCTGGTCTAGCTTGGCAGACGGGTGTATCCAGATGACCAAGTCTTCCGGTACAACGCCTTCGACCTCGACGCGCGTTGCGGTGCCAGGCATGTTGCTAGGCAATGCGACACTACGTGCCCCGTCAATCACCTCTTTGCTGCCGACCCAGACCGTTCCTGTAAAGTCAGAATCAGCATTTGATGGGTCGCTGCCGTTCGGGTTGAACGTCACCTTCTCGAACTGTATCGCTATGCCGCCCATAAAGCGGTCTTGTGTTTCTTCTTCTTCGCCTCCAGTCGGCCACACCATCACGGTGTCCACCCCATAGCTCGATACCATGCGGATGCGCGTGCCGTCCACAAGGGTGCGCTCCTGTACCAAGTACGGGATGACCGACACCTTCTTCATGTATTCCAGCAGCTTGTAGTGATGCGCCACCATGCCCATCTGGCCGGGTGTCAGCGGCTTGTCGTTCATGATGCGCAGAACTGGCGGCGTCTGCCCCGTGATCGGGCCGCCACTCAACGTCTGCCAGACTTGGTGGCGCAAGCTCATTGCGGGACTGCTAGGTATTGCGGTGCGCCGTTGACCATGCGGAACGTGGCGGCCACCTCTGTAACGTCCGTTGCGTAGCGGCCCTCTGTCATGCGTGCAATACCTCCGTCGCTGAACCCGGCCACCAGACCGCGCGCTGCGATGCAGATCATCGCCGTGCCCTGCCCTACGCCCTGCCCTAGCTGCACCAGATCGCCGCGCACGGTGACGCCGGAGCCAAGCACCACAGGCCCATCGAGTACGCGGGTGTAGGCCAGCTTGTCGAACTCGGTGCCCAACAGAAACGCCAGCTCCTGCGTGGTGCCAACAAACACGCCGCCATCCACCGGCTGTATCAGCGTGATCGGCGCGCTGAACTGCTTGAAGTCGCGGCGCAGATCAAATGATTCCCATGCGTTTGTCTTGGAGGCCCACAGTACCGGGCCATCCGCAATTAGCACACGCCCACGCCAGAACGCCGTGACCGTGCCCGTGGGTGCTGGGCGCAGGTGGTCGGTGCGGCAGGGAAGCACCAGCGCAGAGTTCTTGCCGAGGTAGCTGAATGCGCCAGTCGTCGTGCTACCGGCCAGGAACGCCTGCTCGCCGTTGTGGCTGGTCAGATAGACGTTGATCTTGTAGTCGTCATGCACCGGCAGTCCTGTCAGCAGAATGCCGCCGTCAGGAACGGGTGTTGGATTGCTGTAGATCGGGCCGCTTTCCAGCCCGTCGCTCAGGCGGACATAGGTCAGCTGCCATTGGTAGTCGCCGGGGAACAACTCGCCAGCGACGGGGGTAAGCGCTCCCAGGCTCTCGGGCACCGGCACGCCCCATGTCGTGGCGGTCTTGCCGTCGGTGATGCCTTTGATGAGGCCATTGCTAAACGTGGTGCGCCCATCGGGTAGGTTGCAGTACCAGACCCGGCTTGTGCCGAGCGACGGGTACAGCGTCACCCGGTTGCCGCCAGCGCTATCCATGGAAACAAGGTCGCCGCCGTCCACCGTGGCCAGCACGAAGCCGTCTGCCTGGTGCAGATTCTTATGGCAAGTGGCCAACAGCTCGGTGTAGCCCGCGCGCCGCGTCAGGTCGCCGGTGAGACCAATGTTTACGTTCAGTGCGGCGGTTAGCGCGTCGTCGCCCAGGCGGTGCGAGGGAAGGACGTTGTTGATGCCGGAGAATTTGGTAAAGGTCAGCACAGCACACCTCGATTGACCGTAGGTCTGCCAAAGCGCGCCGAGGGCGCTACTGACATGGCGCGCACGCCCCGCAAAATACTGTGCGTTCCGAACAACGCCACGGTGGCTGCTGGTTCAGCCAGATTTATTGAACCTGAGTGAACGGATGCGGCACCGAACCGCGTTACAAGGTAGGTACTTCCTGCGTGCTGGGTCAGGACTGCTTTCGTCCAACCGAACGCGGCTGTGGCCGCGAAGGTGCGGACGTGCGCTGCGAAGCCTGCGCCTGGGGTGCCGAACATCGTCGTCGGTACAACTCCTTGTGCCAGGAGCGCAGTGCCTGCCGTGGCGGTGCCTACTGCTGTGGCCGGCGCAGCGCCGCTGGCCTGTGCAGTCACCTGGGTGTTGGTAGTGGGTTCGCCGTATTTGGTGGTATGTGTCGATCCAGCCCGCAGTGAGCGGTTGATGAGGATTGGCTTGACGGTGGTCGCCGTGGGGGCGCCGACGGTGGTATCTGACTGAAATCCGCTGGCCTCTACCGTGACGATGCCGGACGCTGCTGGTTGCCCTACGGAAGCGACTGGCCCCAATGGTTCGGCGTTGACCGTAACACTTCCAGCTTCGGGTATGAACTCCCCGTGCTCATCGACGATGCTGATACTGTCAAGATCAAGCATTCTTGCCGATATCTCGATCTTTGCGATGGGGGACGATGCCTGCCCAGCGAAGTCAACGACTGCTATCTGCGCTCCGTCCACAGTGACCACGACTTGCGCCGGGGTAACATCGAACCGTATGAGATGTGACGAGCTGTCCGCGTATGGCGTATTCGGCGTATAGGGGATGCTTACGCTACCGAGCTCATCGCGTTGTACCCGCCCGTTGTCGTCTCCATACATATTCCGGGCGTGTTTGACCTGAAAACCAGTCGTCCAGTCCGCGCTCCACATGGAGACACTCACTTCGTTCGTACGTGTCTCTGTCCCTCGCACCTTGGCGATTGCGTTGATCGTTATCGTGTAGTACCCAGAGAACGGAATGGACAGTCCGTTCAGTATCAACCACGCAGGATCAAACGTCGTGTCCGGTACTAATAAACCGCCGGACAAAGTGCCGCTGGTGATGCCAGGCCAAGTTATTGTCCCGAAATCGCTCAGTAACTCAGGCGCGTCGAACGTACTGGACAGTACCGTCTTTTGTAGCCAAGGCATATGTCAGTTACCTATGCATCGTCGTCCTGGATGCGGCGCCCCTTTTACAGACTGAATATCCGATACGCGCCGTTGTCCCAGGCGATGGTGATGTCGCCACCATTGGTTGCCAGAGGAAAGCCGATGATGGTGTCCACGTAAACCAGCAGTGGCGACGTGCCGGCCACGCCGCTGTCCTTGTAGATCACAACGCCTTCGAGGGTATCGCCTGCGGCCACGGTCGAAAACACGGCGTCGGCGGCGTCGAACACACCGGCTGTGATCGTCTTGGTATCCAGGGTCTGAGGTGTACCGACGACGTAGGCGCTAATGTCCGTATAGAACTCGTCAGCAGCGAGGTTCTGCGGGTAAGTGTTGCGCACCAGCGCGACTTTGATGGTGTCGGCGGAAAAATTGATGGCGCCAGAGAGAATCTTCTCCTTGCCTTTGGCGTAGAGGGCGTTGGCCATAGTGGGGCTCCTGCAGGTTGATTGCCCGCAGTGTTCCCCTTTACTCCCAACTTGCCTCACCCTATGCTGGGTGGCTAGTTCGCCTCACGCGCCATTTCCCGCCTCTGCTGGCGCAGCGCCTTGGTGGCTGGCCCAAGGGCTACAACAGGCAGCACGTCTCAATCAACTTCCGCAAACCTCCCCGCATCCAAAGCGCCACGGCGGTTTTGGGGCAGATAAACGCCGTTCTCCGCCTGAGTGATACGCCTCTCACGATTTCGCACGCTTTGCATCACGTGTATCTGCGTGATTCTCCTTGTCGGATTCTTCTCATTGAAGCGCTGGATTTCTTGCATGGCTTGTGATCGCGCTTCTGCGTCTTTGTCCATGGTGGCGCGTGCAGCCTTGGTCAGCAACTCCTGGCGGCGCTCATTCAGTGCGCGGTCTTTCTGGTACACCGCACTCTTGCCTTCGTACGCCAACCGTACCTCGGATGGCGAAAACCCCATCGCCTGGCCGGCAACTCCTGCGGCGCTCACCGAGTCCAGTACGCTGATTCCTGTCTTGTCCCGAACTCCCTCCTCGGCATACCTGATAGCCTTGATATGGCCGCGCAGCACCGCAGGCATCATGGCCTCCAGGCCCAACTGGTAGTGGCCCTCGCTCATCAGCTGTGCGCCTTTGAGAATGTTCACGCCAATACCAGCCACTGGCCCTAGCGCCGCAGTCATAACCGACTCGGCCAGTCGCTGCCCTTCCAGCCCCTCCTGAATGTCTGGGAAGATCAGGCTGTCCAATCCAACGCGCCCGGAAATGTCCCATGGCGTCAGGCGTGACAGTCCGCGCGTCAGCACCTCGGCAGGTTTTTTGCCAAACGTATCGGCCAGCATGTTCTTGAGCGCCACCTCGGCATCCCATGGTTCATCGTCCCCACTGCCAAGCATGGATGCGGCGGCAAGCAGCGTGCTAACCATTGGAAGGCCCAGCACGCCCGCGGCCATGGCGTTGGCCGTCAGCAAACCAGCAAGCGCCTTGCGGGCCTCGGCTTTCTCGGCCTCTGTGCCCTTGATGGATTGGTAGGCAGCGCGCGCGAGCGTGTAAACCATGTTCTGCGAGTATTGCTTGAACAGCAGAAGCACCTTGGCTACATTGCCCTGCATGAAGCGGGGCCGGTTACTGTTGCCAGTAACGAACACTGCGCCGTTGCGGCGGGCAATCCAGGTGCCGTGCTCTGTTGTCGGGCACCACACCAATGGCTCGACGCGCCGGATTTGCTCCAGCGGGCGAACGTGACTGCGGGCGCCGGTATCATCTGGCACAACATAAAGATGGGCCATTCCATCGCTGTTGATCGGGCTCAACGTGGCCCGCATGCCGCACATGGTTGCCATTGCCTGCAGAAGATCGAGATTGGCTCCATTCTTCTGACCAACGGCCCAAGCACGCCCAGTTTCGTACTGTGTGCCATCCCCCTTCAGGAATGCCATCAGGAAGGCGCGCATTTCTGAGGTTGACATAGATGCAACCAACTCAGGCGTCAGCACCTTTTCAGGTAGGCACTCTTGAACACGACGCCCCAGCGAACGACGCAATACAAAAGTTGTCAGCACATCACGGCTGCGCTCGTAGGTGTACTCCTTGAACTCGCCTCCAAGGCGCTCAAGAATGCCCCTGATTTCGGCAACGTATTCTGGGTTGTGGGTGACACTTTGTCCGATCCGAACATCAGTGGCCGCCGTTGTCTTGCGGTACTTTGAGTACCAGCCCTCGGCGGCAATCCACCCAAGCAGCGATGCAAAATCTTCGCCATAGATGCCACCTTGCTCGTCCAGCGGCGCAAGCGGCGTGCGCAGGATGAAGTGGTGGTTTTTGAGGGAGTCGGCGCGAACCTTGCGCACGCCCTGCCACTTCTTGTCACGGCTGCTGTAGTTCTGAATTACAGCATCATGGTTCGGCGTCAACACCATGCTGAATCGGTTGGACGATTTGAACTCAATGACCTCCCGGTCGCCTTCATAGACATTGACCGCCAGCACCTTGCTGTGCACTGCGCGGCCTGATGCGTCGGTTGCGATGGCCACGTCACCAACCTGCAGATCCGCACGCTTTTTCCATCCCGTTGTTGTGAG